TACGACACGCTCCGCCGGTCCGACCCGTGGCCTGTATCGCCCGAAGATATCTGCACCGTCCTCCTCGATGGCGTGCCCGTGCTAGCGGGCTACGTCGACCGGCGGAGCGTGTCGTACGGAGCGGAGGCGCACGACCTGACCATCGCCGGGCGCGATCGACCTGGGGACCTCGTCGACTGCTCGGTCATCGTGCGGCCGGACCAGGTCGTGAAGCCTCCCGGACCGCCGGTCCTACTCGCTCGCCCCGCGGAGCCCGCGCCGGCGATCGACCCCAACGTGCCCGAGCTCCTGAGAAGGCCGGACGGACCGCCACCCAAATGGCAGTTCAACGGCATCACGCTGCTGAGGCTCGTGCAGTCGATCGCCTGGCCGTATCGGATCCCCGTCAAGATGGCCAGCGGGCTCGCACCGCCCCCGATGCCGTCCATCGTCTCGATCGACCCGGGTGAGTCCGCGTTCGAGGCGATCGAAAAGGCGTGCCGGATGTGCGGGGTCCTGCCGGTCTCCGATGGCCAGGGTGGGATCGTGCTCACGCGGTCCGGTGCGATGCGCGCGAAGACCTCGCTCGTCGAGGGCGAGAACATCCTCAGCCTGTCCGCCGAGTTCAACGCCACCGGGCGCTTCCATCGCTACATCGTCGCGGGCCAGCACCCGGGCACGGATGACTTCTCGGGCGACGCGGCGGCCGCGGTCCGAGGCGATGCCATCGATCCCAACGTGCGGCGGCCGTGGCGCGTGCTCATGGTGCGCGCCGAGGGCGCACTAACTCCGCAGCTGGCGAAGCAGCGCGCGGCCTGGGAAGCGATCGTGCGCGCGGCGCGTGGCGATGCCCTCACCATCACGGTGGCCGGATGGACGCAGGCGGACGGGTCCCTGTGGCCGCTGAACGCGCGCGTCCCGGTTCGTTCGCCGATCGCCGGCATCGACGGCGAGCTGCTGACGGCGGCCGTCACCTACCGCTTGGATGAGCACAACGGGACGACCACGGAGCTGCGCCTCATGCGCCCTGACGCCTTCCTGCCGGAGCCCGTGGTCCAGCCGGCCCGATGGGCCGAGTTCGCGAAGGGCGTCTGACTGCTTTCCGAGGAGCACATGGGTCTCAGCGCCGAAGCCTACGCACGCCAGCTGAAGCAGCTCCTCCCGCGGGGCCTGCTCTGGCGGCTCGATCCGGGCAGCTGGCTGTCGAAGTTACTGCTCGCCATCTCCGACGAGCTCGCGCGCATCGACGGCCGAGCCGAGGTCCTGGTCAACGAATGGGACCCTCGCACCGCCGTCGAGACGCTTCCGGAGTGGGAGAGGATCTTCGGCCTCCCGTCGACGGGGACCACCGCGCAGCGCCAGGCCGCCATCGCGGGCGCCGCCGCCGCGCGCGGCGGGCAGAGCAGGCAGTATTTTATCGGCCTCCTCGCGCAGATGGGGTACGTCGCCACGCTCGCGGAAACGGCCGCGCACACCTTCAGCGTCCTCATCTGGCGCCCGTACCCTTCGTGGTGGGGCGGCGCCGTTCCTGCTGACGGCAGCGCGGACCAGAAGGCCGTGGCCGCCGCCATCGCGAAGTGGAAGCCAGCGCACACGCGCTGCGCCTCCATCGCCGTGGTCGACGGCCCGATCTGGGGCGCCAACATGACCTGGGGAAGTTTCACCTGGGGTGGTGGAACGACCACCGCCTGGACGCCGCCTTCGAACTAGGAGTCACACGCCATGCCACAGACCGTCGCCGCCAACTCGCCTACCGACCCCGGCGCCCTTCCGCAGGTCTCAGGCCCAGCCGACACGGACGCCGGCACATCCGACAGCGTGAACGCACCGATGAAGTCGATCCTCAACTTCATCGCCTGGATCCGCAGCAACATGGCGAAGACCAGCGACCTGACGCTGAGCTGGGCGAACCAGTCCCTCGACATCACCCCCACGTGGTCGCGCCAGGTTCGCCGCGCGAAGGATGCTGCCGGCAACGTCTGGTTGGACGGGGACATCTCGTACATCAGCGCGGCGCAGGGGACCCGGCTGTTCACCCTGCCCATCGGGTTCAGGCCCGCGAACGACCTGTACAGAGTGGTGGCCGCGCTCACCTCAGGCCTCGTGACCATCAAGATCGAGGCGGCAACCGGGTACGTGACGCTCGCCGCAAGGACGTCCGGATCCACCTGGGACGTCTACCTGGACGGCCTCTCGTTCCCGACGACCTAGCGCCACCAGCGGTCGCGCCACCAGGCGCTCGGGTCGGCCAGCAGATCGAGGCATGGCTCATCACCGGCCGCGCTCGTGCGCAACGCGCTCGCCATCGCCGCCCAGAAGGCCGCGCTGTGCCAGCGTGCGTCCTGGTGGTCGTCGTCGCCGATCGCGACGTGGCCGGCCTCGTGCGCCAGCGCCGTGACCTCGGGGCACGCCTCGGTGCTCACGTACACGACCACGAGCTGCTCGTCAGGGTAGGTGCAGCCGTAATCGAACCGGTACCGGTCGTCCGTCCGGACCGTCCAGCCGCCCAGGTCGGCACCCCAGACGCGCGCGGCCTCCTCGGCGACGAGCGCCGTGCGCGCGCCGTTCGCCATCCACGCCGGCGCGTCCGGGCGGGTGGTGACGGTCTCGACCTTCAGCGGGCCGCCGCCGCAGGCGGCCAGGAGGGTGATGCAGGCGGTGATGGCTCTCACCCCCTTCGGTCGCACCGCGGCCGGCAGAGCTCAACGCGGAGCGCGCCTGTCCCGCGGGACACCCGGTCACGTGACCGCTCGTGGCCGGACGTCGCTCCGGTTCGACAGAGCGCGGCGGCGGTGGGATCGAAACGACGTGCCGACCGCGGCGGTCCTCGTCGTCGTCCAGCAGCCCCAGCAGCTCACGCTCGAGTCGTGTTTCCGGTGCGACGTGCTGCACGCGGTCGTCTCGGTGCGGTGCTGCCTGAAGCGCCAACGGGTGAGCCGGCGGCAGCGCACGCGCGACACCCACCGCGGCCAGTGCTCGGACTTCCCCTCGTGCACAGATCGGTGCGCGCAGGGAGTGGCCATCCGGCGGGACACCCCGGGCGCCAACCGCGTGCGGTGGCGTGGAGCCGGGCAGGACGGCCGCATGCTGCCGGGGCAGAGCCCGCGCACGAAGGGCCTGCAGGTCGAGGCGCGCCGCCGGCTCGAGCTCGCGGGTCTTCTGGCCGTGCCGCCGTGCATCGACGCGCCACCGCTCGAACCCGACGAGGACGAGGTCACGCCCGACCTCTCCAAGGAACAATAAAACGGAGTTGAAAAAACGTACCGGAGGGGCTACGGTCGACGTCGCTGTGCCGCCGCGCATCTCGCGTCGGCGGAAACGAAGCGGGGCCCGCCACGCGCGAACGCGGCGAGCCCCAGAGCCACCACCGAGGTCACCGATGGCAGCCACGACGAAGGGTAGCAGGAACAAGATGGGGCGGCGCGAGGTCCTGGGCGCTGGGGCGCTGGCGCTCGGCGCGGCGCTCCTCCCGCGCAGCGCTGGCGCGGCTCAGGCCGCATCGAGCGAGTACGCGGCTACGCTCGAACGGATCGCAGCCGCGCTGCGGCCGGGCTTCGAGTCGGGCGAGTACCGCGGATGGACCGACGAGGACGACGAGCTCGACAACCACCTGCCGCGGACCGGGTACGATCCTCCACTCTGGAAGCTCGAACGCGAGTGCGCGCGCCTGATCGGCGACGCCCGCACGGCGGCGGTCGTGCTCTTTGGCTCCCCGAATGCGGCTGACGGGTGGTTCCGCTTCGAAATGGACCACGAGCTCCGGGCGCAGATCTTCCCCGTCGACGACGAGTACGACCCTGCGGATCTCGCCGAGGTCTTCCGCATCGAGATGTGCGGGAAGGCTGGCCTGGCGCTGTCGTGCGACGTGCTGCAGGTGGCGCGCGCGCGTGGCTGGTACAAGCCTGCGCCGAGCGAAAGGACGCCAGGCACGACCCTGGACGTCGCGAACGGGATCATGATGGGGACCGTCGCGTGACGCCGCGGAAGTGGACGGGCCGGCCGCGCGGCCGGCCGAAGCTCCCGGATGCGTCGAAGGTGACGCGCGAGCTGCTGACGCTCCGGCTGCGGCCCGACCAGCGCGCCGCGCTCGAGCGCATCGCCGAGGCGGAGCGCGCCCGGCGCGGCGGCGTGCGGCTCGACCTGTCGCGGCTCGTGCGCGAGGCGATCGATGCGTGGCTCGCGGCGCGGCGCGGCCGCTGACGGATGGGGACCGTTACCCCACCATTACCCCGGCGCCCCGCCAGAGACGGCCATCCACGGCACGCAAGCCCGCGAAATGCCGAGAACACGCCCACGAGCCCGCGCGCTAAACGCGACTCATAATCCCTAGGTCGGGAGTTCGATTCTCCCCCTCACCACCAAGCATCGACGGTCGCTCGCGAGGGCGGCCGTGT